TCAGCCACTTTTCGAATTCGACAGCCCGGTCGGCGTTTTTGGCACATCGCTCGGAACCTTGTCGAAGGAGATCACAGAAGGGCCAGAACGCACGCTGGAGCCTCCAGCGCCCTGAGACTGGATATCCGGCTTCTGTAGCTGCGCGACCGCCCTATCACCGTCCTGACGCTGTCCATTCGCGTCAAACTCCTCAAAGTAGCCATGCTTCACGAAGGCAACGCACTGCTGCACGGTCGTCTCGTATGGCGTCCCTTGCTGCGTGAAGCATTTGCAGTCCAACTTGACCAGGAGGCACCCGGCCGGCATCGGCACCCTGGTTGGCTTCGTCAATTCGTCATACTTCGGCGCGGTGTGCTGCATACCCGCTACCCTGGGCGTCTCCCGCCAGATGTAGTTCGCCGCATCGACACGCGGATCAACCTGGTCTTTGCCCCTGGCGCCACCACCGCCACCAGCTGGGCCAGCGACTTGACCTGACGCCGGAGCCGTGGCCACCGCCTCAGGCGCATCCGTTTTACCGGTAAGCTTCTTGCGCATGAAATTGCCGAAGTACAGCGCGAACAGCACGAATAGCACGATCAACCCGCCCAGGACGAACACACGCCGCGGGATCGAGCGCTTCATGGTGTGAACCTCCGCCGACTTGTACAGCGCATAGACCGACTTATCGAAGGCCCACTTGGTTTTCTCCGAATCGGCGCGGGACTTATCGCAGTTGTCCTTCACAGCGTCCCAGCGGTGCACCGTTGACGCCTCAGTGCCCCAAATGCGCACCAGGTGCTGATGCCGACCGGCCAAGCGACGCACCGCCGGATCGATCAGGCTCGGGTGCTGCGTGATCATCACCAGGTCAATGCCCAAGTGGCGATGGGTCTCCAGGTCAGTGACAAACTTCGGAGGCTGACTTCCCAGGGAACGATTACGAAACGTCTTCTGCGCCTCATCGATCACCACAATAGAATTCGGCGGCACCGTCGCCCAGGTCGTAGGATCCTCCAGCGGCACCCAATCCAACGCCAGCTCGGGAATGCCGTGGTAATGCACCTGGCGACCTTCCTTCTCCGCTCGCGCCTTGATCTGCGAAATCGTATAGAGCGTTTTGCCGTTACCAGGCAGGCCGGTGATCAACTCAATCATCGCGCCCCCTTCGTGATCAACTTCGTCATCGTCGCGCTGCCAGCCATCTTGATCACCGCAGCAGCTGCATAGGCCGAGAAACACATGCTAATCGCCTTATCGACCCACAGGTAAGCTAGGAACTGCAACACCTTGCTATCCATACCGCCCATGTTCGTCTGAATCTGCGACATCAACCAATCAATGCCGGTACTCATGCCACGAAACGTCACGTAGCTCATGCCCAGGGCGATCAATGCACGCCCGACCATCGAAGCACAAATCTCGAGCAGCAGCCCGCCCAACGCCATCAATAAAGGCATGATTTAACTCCCAAGAATTGCACCCGACAGGATGCGGAAAGAGACCAACGCAGCGACCACCATCAGGGCAGCGCGCAACGCAAGCAGATATGGCATGACCTTTGAGAACGGGATCGTGATGACATGGCCCTGTATCGTGAACGACACATCAGCAAACCCAGCACCAGCGCCTAACCAGCCGTTCGCACTCAAAGCCGATACATCGACCGTTGAACCATTCGCAGCAGATGGAAGCGAAGACTGCATAGGATCAGCACCCGCCGTAACCTGCTGCCCCAGCGTGTACTCGCGACTAGCCTTCAAATCGTCGTCGTTCTGTTTTTGCCGACATTCCATGATGGCGGCCTCACGCAACGTCGCGCACTGGATGGCGTCGCCCATGCATGAGATCTGGCCACACGACCCGGCGACCGACGAATTTTTGCAAATCTGAAGGTCAGGATGCTGGCGGCACAAATCGTTATCCGGCTTGTCAGGAACACCCTGCTTACCATCCGGCCGATTACCGGTGGTTTCCGAAACCGTCACCGACTTGGAGCCATCCGGCGCAACCGTCTCAACAGTCTTTTTGGTAGTGGTCGAACCATCACCATTCGACCTAGTATCATTAGTTGTCGAAACCGTGTTACCTGAACTGTCTGTCGTCTTAGTTGTCGTTGACGCCGTCGGCCTAGCATCAGTCGGTGCACCACCAACACCCGGATTAGTACCCGAACCACTGCACATAGGTGTACCCGAAGAATCAACACCCACTTGAACAGTGCCACCCGGACAGCCTCCACTCGAATTGGCCTTCGTAGGCGCGATATTCGCATTCTTTGCACCAGCTGGCGGAGTATCGCTGACAGGAGCAGCGCCGCCGGCAGGAACACTCGAACCACTCGAAGTCCCCGAATACTGACAGAAGAAATCAAGACCACCATCAGCCGATGGCGTCGCGTATGCACGAACCGCATCAGGCAAGCCGCTCAAACCACAGGTTGGCGAAGCACTTGGATAAGGCGCAGTATCCGTGCCTGGATCAGAAGTCGCGGCAGTAGGACTCTTCGAATGACCGCAAGACTGAGTCCAATTCACAGTCTGACCAGCTGGCGTAGCACAAGGTGGCTGCCCACAACTGCCATTCGGCTGACGAACCTGAGGCGGCGTGCAATCGGCCTTAGTCGTCGAAATAGCCTGACCGCACGTACCGTATGTATTCGGAGCACCCGGATAGGCCTTCCAGTAACAAAGGCAGCTATACGTAGTCGCATTCACCTGGCTCACGCCATTCGCAGTATTGCCAGACATCTTCGCGATACCAAGCGAACAAGCACCCGAAGGCGACGAAGAATTAGTGTCAGCAGGGTAGTTGTAATGAAACCAGACCGTCTCAGCGAACGCCGACCCCGCCAGCAGCCACCCAAGCAAAAGAAACGGTATAAATCGTTTAAGCATCACGATCACCACCCCGCCACCAGAAGACAGACCAGCCCCAGACGCCAACGGCCAGCAGCAACAACACAACGTCCACGACATCAGGCAAACTCAGGAACTCCGCCAGTTCCCTCAACGCGCTCATCTCCGCCATATCAATCCCCGAAAAGAATCCACCATGCGCCCAGATAGGCCACCAACAACACAATCGCCATACGACCCCCGTTAACGAAAAAGGGAGCGCCAAAGCGCCCCCTGCACTGCCCAGGCGCAAAGCCTTACAGCGCGGTCTTGATCATCTTGAAGGCCTTGATGCCCACGATGACCACCAGCACGGCGGCAGCGACCACACCGGCAGCGGTGCCAGCTTCGGTCAGCGCAGTGGTGATCGAAGCGGTATCAATTGCGGCTTGAGCCGAAGTAGCAGCAGCAGCGAAACCAACGGCAGCAGCGCCAACAACACGTTTTGCGTTTTTCATCTTCATTCCTTTTCTTCGTTGAGAGAGATTGCTTTTCGAATCGCCTTGAAGCCCCACATACCGGCCCACAGCACACCAACACTGAGGCCAATCTGGTGAGCATTCTCGATGCTCATATTGCCCAGCTCAGACCAGGCATTACTCGCACCGGTTTCGACCACATAGGCGCATGTGGACGTATCCGTTACAGAAGGGTCGAGCGCGAGCAGCAGCGTTCCATCAGGTTGTAGAACGGTGCGCGCACAGACCCCCATGATTAAGCCTTCGGCGCAGCAGCTGGGGCAGCTGGACGAATCGCCTGAATCGGCGCGATGCCCACAATCTTCTGCTGCATCATCTTGCCGGTGCTCTCCATCACCATCGTCAGTTCAGCGATGAATGGGAAGGTCAGGTGCTTGATACCAACCACGATGGACGAGTCCTTGCACTTGATCGCCTCGGTACACATACCGAACGCGTTCTCGCTTTCCTTCAGATGCACTTCGACAAACACAGTACCGCTGTCGATCTGCTTGCCATCGTCCATGCGACCGTTGAACATCTTCGCGCCACGAATGGTCGCTTGTGCCTTCATTTCCATCTTCATCACTCCTTGGTGCAGGCTGGGTCATGCGCCTGATGCACGCCGCTGGCCACAGCGGAATGGACAAGACGACGCGGCACGCCTTTCACGTGCAGCAAGTCGTAAAGGGCCTTGTAATCGTAGTTAAGCTCCTGGGCCAGCTGATAGAGGGTCTTGCCGTATGCGGCCACCAGATAGTGCGTAAGGCGCTTGAGGACGATGGTTCGTTCCTCAACGACGATGTCACGCTGTTCAGTCTTGATCTTCTCGGCGATGCTGTTGACCAGGTCTTCCAGGGCGACAAAGCCGCCAGCAAAGAAGCGCGTAGGATCGAGCACAATCTCATGCGGGATCACACGATCACGGTTGCCGAAGCGAATCTCAATGCGCAGCCATTCGCTGTCAGGATCGCCCTTCTGCTTGCCCTTCTCGTAGATGCACAACTCCTTGCCGTTAGCCTTCTTGCCCAGGTAGAGGGTCCGCCCACCAGCATGCAGATCGTGGTAGTTCCCGCTTTCGATCAAACGGCGGCTTGGAATGCGACCACCGCAATTGAACTCCCCTGCCCTATACAGATCATCGAACTGCTCCAGCGTGAAGCCTTCAAGCAGGTCCAGCGCAGTATCTGCACGGGTAATACGCGCATCTAGGTCCTGCATAGTCGCGTATACCGCCTGCCAGTCATTGACCAAAGCGCAGCCAGAGCCGGAAACATCAACCATCATCGTATTGCCTGCCGACGTGCCACCCATGGCCACCGTGGCGATCTTCACGAACTCTGCATCAACCCACACCATGAGGTCATAGCTGGACTTGTAGCCGAACATGCCCTTTTCCGAAGGGACGAAATTGATCGGCAGCGTGTACCACAGCGCGAAATACCGCTTCAACTGCTCCAGGGCGTCAAGGACAGAACCGGAAGGCAGGAAAGTAAATCGGAGCCAATCGATAATCGCCAGTCGCTGACTAGGGACACTTTCCCCCCGTATTACAGTACGGGGAGAAGCGGCTTCGCCGCTGCCCTCACCTCGCGGGGCTCGGCTTCGAGCAGCGGCTACGCCGCTCCGGGCCGTCATTTAGACACTCCGGACGCGTTAGCCACGACGAACAGGCCGAGATGAGAATTCGCCAGGTGGTCAAACACGCTGCACCAGGTGGAGTCGGTGCGCAGCTGGACGCGCTCTTCGTCCATCCACCAGGCCAAACGGCTACTCGATCCCTGCGCATGAGCGCGTACACGCCCAGCAACATCGTTACATTTGGAGAGAAAGTCCTGTTGACCTGTTGCCGGTAAACCAATACGATGCGTCAT